TAATGAAGCCAAAAAATTATGGGGGTTCAAATGAACAAATACTTACAACTGCACATAGATCAGGCCAGTCACTCTACACGGCGGCGCTTTCGTATGACTTTTGCTGTGTTGCGTTGCTTGGGCTATCTGGCAATGATTTACGCCGTCGTCCTCTCGCTTTGGTGGACGCTGACCTTTGCCTTCGCCATGACACCGGGAATGTGATGATGGTGCAAGCAACGCTCTTTGAGGCCTTAGAGGCACCTAGAAACCAGCGAGAGGCGCGATTTCTGGCCTTTCATCAATCAAACCCTGTTGTTTATCAGCTATGGGATAAATTTACCCGCGAGGCATTGGCAAAGGGCCACAAGCGCGTTGGCTCTCAAATGATTATGGAACGTATCCGTTGGGAAACCACGATCAACATCATCGATGCGCGGCCTGATGGCGAGGCGCTGAAGATCAATGACCATCACAAGCCTTACTATGCGCGGCTGTGGATGAGGAACAACCCGGCTCATGTAGGGCTGTTTAACACAAGATCAGTTGAGGGTGACAATGAGTGAACTAGCAAAGGCTTTAGCTGAGTTTCAAGCAGCGCAGACAGGCTTGGACTTAGACAAGCAGGGCAACAGATCACAATATGCCAGTGTTGGCTCTGTGATGACCAAGGTAAAGCAAGCCGCACAGCATGGCCTGTCTTTCAGCCAATTGGTTGATTATGAGGATGGTGTCGGCACGCATCTGAAAACCTACATCATGCACACCTCTGGCGAGGAAAAGGTGGGCCGGTATCCGATTGCCGTGGATGACATGACCAACAATCAGAAGCTGGGGTCAGCAATCAGCTATGCAAGGCGATACGCATTGATGGCAGCACTTGGCATGGCCGCGGGAATCCAAGAGGTTGAGTTTGACGATGATGACGATGGCGAGATTAATGGCGCACTAAAAGACCCACCAAAGCAAGCAGCCAAGGCATACGACCTCGATGCGCTTGAGACAAAAATCCAGACATTCAAATCGCTGACCGGGCTAAACGCTTGGATCGGTGAGATGAATCCTGTGCTAACGGCGATGCACAAAGAAAATAACGCCGATTACAACCGCTTTTTTGCATTTTGGAAAAAACAGGAAAAGGACATATCCGATGGCAAGACCTGATTATAAAGGGGGCAACCCCAAACTACAGCGCGGGGTGGAAATCACTGACAATCTCCAAATCGGATTTTGGTTTAACATTGATGACCCTGATCTGCGTGCGCGGCTTGATGCGTATTACGCAGCGGCAAACGCTGACAAGGAAAACGGATGGAAACGAGAGCCGGGTGTGCAATTGCAAGTCAAGGTTGGCAACGAGTTTATGACCGTTTGCAAAAGCAGGCTGTGGCTTGACACCGGGCCACCAGCGGCACCGGCACCAGCGCCAGTCTATGCTCCGGCCCCGCCGCCTCACACTAACGTGCCTGACGCACCGCCACCACCAGCAGGCTATGGGGCAGCTAAAAATGGCTAGGCAGGCTCTGTATACGGTCAAAGAGGCGTGTGATGCGCTGTTTGGTGAGGGTTACAGCGAGGCCAGCCGCAAGCGTGTAAGGCGCTGGATCAGCAACGGCCAGTTGAACGCGATTCAAGACGGATCACGCTGGTTCATACCGCGTGGTGAGATCGCAAAAATGGGAGGTGATGTTGGACAGGAGAGCAACAAGCTGGACGCCTGAGAGGCGTCAGGCACATAGCATTGCAATGCGTAAAATGTGGGCAGATAAACAGAGGGCGGCTGTTGAGCAAGTAGCCAAACCGCCAGAGACCAGTTGGCTACGGCAATTATGGGAGAGGGTGAAAGGGGCGCGTTAGCGCCCTTTTTATTTGCCAAATATGGCGCTGGCTGTTGCTGACCTTGCCTTTTCTTGCTTGGCCTCGTTCTTTGAATAATGGCCATATTGGCGATATGTGAAAGATGGGTTGCTGTGACCCATATGGGCAGCAACCTCTGCCCAATCCTCACCTAAACCAGACAATTGCACGCTAGCGAAAAAATGCCTCATATCACCCCACACCATGCGCTCTATGCCTGCTCGTTTGCTGGCACGCTCAATTAACTCGCGCAGTGTTTTTTTCTGTTTTGGCAAGCCAGCGCCAGTTGCAAAAACCAGATCATCATCAGATTTGTACCGGCTCTGCAATTTTACTTCACGCAACGCTTGGATAGTTTCAGCAGGCACTGGGATCGTGCGATAGCCACGCTTGGTTTTTGGCTCCCCAATGTTACTGCTTTCATTTTTAACAGCTTGCTTTACACGCACCGTGCCACCAGCAAAATCTACACAACCCCAAGATAAAGCACGTAACTCGCCCTGCCTCATACCTGATGACAAAGCTGTGAGGATCATTGCACGGCTAACAATTGATTCGCCAACAACGCCCTTGGTTACCAGCTTCTGCACTGTTTCTGGTTGAATTTTGGGAGCGCGATCCGCAATCTCTGTAGACAGACCAAATGAAACCTTGTCCAACGGGTTTAGATCAATCCACCCTTTACCTTGGCAATAATTAAAAAACGCTTTCATAACTTTGATGCGTTTTTCAGCGGTGGATTTGCTCGCACTTTTCGCTTTTATCTCGCGCTTGAAAGCCGCTGCCAAATCATCTTTGTTTGATTTTGAAATTGTTTTTGCCAGATCATACTTACCGAATGGCCTTCCATCGACCTTTATTGCTAACGCAAAATCCACACCACGCCGCAAGTCGTTATAATGAGGCTTGCTGATTTCGCCATCTTCAACCCGGCGCATTTGAGACTTTAAAAAAACAACGGCAGCATCACTGCATTTAGTCACAGCAACAGGCGCTGCAATCTGCCCAGTCAGAAATTTAGCCTTTAGCAATTCAGCTTGTTCCAGCGCCGCTGCTTCAGTTTCGAATCTGCCGTGATTGACACTCAACCCTACACGCGATGCGTTGATCGTATAATAGCCACGCCTCGCCCAAAATTTTACTGATAAATCTTTCATTACAAGCTCCCAATTATCTTATTGCGCTTGCTATATTAACACAAAAGGTCACGTATTTAAAGAAAAACTATAACAAACCTATAACAAACCTATAACAACGCAAAAAAACAGCCCCCAGCCGTTAGAGGCTGAGGGCTTGTTTTTGAGGCTATGCCTCGGTTTGGGGATGGCGGGAGTGACGGGACTCGAACCCGCGGCCTCTGGCGTGACAGTCACGATTTTGGTGGTTTTTAAACACCTAAAATGGCGGTTTTCTGCCGTTTTTGTTTTTTCATGGTATTGGCTGGGAACCCAAAACCTATAACAAAACTATAACAGTTATGCCTTTGCCTTACGCTTTTTTGCCGTCTTAGCAGATTGCTTGAACGCAGCGGCTGTCGGTGCGCCTTTGCTGCCTACTTTCCTCATACGTTCTGGCTTTTTACCAGCCGCTTTTTGCGCTTTGATTCGCGCACGTTTCTTGGCGATGTTACGATATAATCCGGGTCGCTTCATAATTAAACCCTCCGCAAACTACGGCCACCCATACGGCCACCCATTTTCTTTTTAGCCGCAACCTTCATCGGTTTCTTTTTCTTCGGACGGCCAACTTTTGACCCATAAGTTCCTGCACCTCTTGGCATTGCTTTTCTCCTTATGAACGCCGTGATTTTTTGCCAGCGCATTTCCAACGCTTGCGTGATAGCCGCAAAGGGCTATTAGGATTCTTTGCTGCTTTCGGATGCTTTTTCATCTGACCGGCTGATCTGGCGCAATAGCTGTCACCCTTTGATGTGCCTGCGCGTACACGCGGCCCACCACCCTTGGCCTTACCAGCTTGGCCGTAGGAGACCTTTTTGCCTGTCGCTGTGATTTTAACCTTGGCCTTGCCTTTGGCTGGCGTTGACCTAGCCATCCTTTAGCAGTCCCTGCCGATAGCCCTTGGCCTTGCTATATGTCAGTGTCTCGCGCCTGCCGTCCTCTGCATAAGAGCAGTGAACCCAGCCGCTATTGCCGCCCTGATAGCACTCTAATATCAGTTGATCGAATGGCAGATTATCCTCGATCCAGCGTGCCAGATCATAGTTGTCCACCCCGGCCACCTCAAAGTCGGCTGCTGCTGCGTTGTTATTGCAAGTATGCTGTGATGTCATTTTAGAGCCAATGGCAACGCATAACTCCGGGCTACGATAGCCGCTAGAGACCATAAACGATCCAAACTCATTGCGGATGGGCTGCAATATGTTTTGACACAGAGCCTCTAACGCACCGATCTGGTCAGTGTCTGGCAGATTCGGGATGCCCTTGCGTTCAGCCGTTTGGCTTTTGCACAGTTCATCCAGCGTGAAATTTTGTGAAAGTCTCATTTCTTATCCTTCACTTTGCCAACCACGCCTTCGAGCATCCCGCCGCCAAAGTAGAATGCCAGAATGGTCAGCATGGCCTCGCCAACGTAAAAATCATCAATGACTTGTTTGATTTCAGGAATGTTGGCTTGACCCATCAAGGTCATTACAAGCACAAGGAAAAACGAAATCAGGAATGTGCCGGTAAACATCAAGGCCAGATAACGCTGCGCTACTTTAAACGGCGCATAGGCTTTCATTGTGTCAATCTTGGCCTGCGCTTTGACGCGCTCCATTTCCTCATCAGAACTGTGGACATCATCAATTAAGTCCATGCCTTTTTTGATGACATCACCATTGCCCAATATGGACGCAAGAACTGCAAGCATATTATTTCCTATCCATCCATGTGGTAAAACCCATGTAAGCGCCAACAACGCCTGACAAACTGATGTACAGCAGTGGGCTGACCTCACTGAGCAGCTTGATGCGGCTATCAGGCACAAAGGGCATAAAAAGCATGATTGTGTAGACGCCGATGCCAATCAGCGAATATCTGGCCAAGCGTAG